ATCTAACCCCAATTCGGCATCATCACTATCAATATCGTCGCCTTCCAAAGTTGCCTTAAAACCTTCGTATCTTTCCGTTAGAGCATTGTGCATTGCCGTCGTTACAAGTTCCAACTTTTCGTCTTCGTCAAAAACGATTACGCGATTTGGAGCAGTTCTTGAAAACTTATATGCGTGTTCTGCAAATATTTCTTCCAGTTTCTTCCATCTTTCTTCGTATGAATATCCTGACCCATCTTTCTTGTTTCTGTAATAAACACTTTTTTTAATTTCATTGAGTCTTTGTGCCTTCTTCTTCTTCTTTTGTGCCTCTTTTTTCTTTGCAAGTTCTTCTGCTTTTTTCTTTGATGCTTCACTCACCTTTTTTGGAGAGGCAGTTTCTTTAATTGCCTTTTTAGGTACGGGACTTTTTTTTGCTTTCCCATTTTATCTTTGGTAATGAATGTGGGTAAAATTGAAAAATGACATTCAATTTTATACACGTTTTTATTGTATGAAAAGAAAACACGGGGCACCAGGGGCGACTGTCCCGACGTTTTTCAGTTTCTGCTGAGAATTTTTTATTTGGTATGAGTTTTCTTTTGCCAAAATTGTTCTGCTCCCACAGATCTCAAAAACGTCGGGACAGTCCCCCCAGGTGCCCTGGAGTTTTCTTTTCTTACAAAAGATACAAATTTTAGTCAAAAAAGTGTATAAAATTGAATGTCATTTTTTGGTTCTACTCAGTAGCATTAAAAAACAGCAAGTAGTAGCAGTTTAAGCAAAATGACGACTATAAAGAATGTAATGGATAAAGTGAGGGTGGAAACAGACCCTTACAAAGGCAATGAAAATGTAGTTTCGTTCTTTTGGGACTTTCAAGACAAGAAAGTTAATGATATAATGTCAAAAGATTTTAAAAACGAACTTACGCAGACAAAAAAAAAGTCCTGTATGTGGGTTAATAAAGTAAAGGAACATGCAAAATGGGAATATGGAGAAACATTGCATATATTCACAGATGGTATTAATATTCACGGTGAAGGTTGCACTCGTGCCTATTGGTATAAAGAGGGTGATGAACGTTTCGAAATGATATCCGATATAACAGTTGATAGCAATGGGTTTATATATATGAAAACATATAACCTATACACAAATTTTGGAAAGAGAAAAGATGCTGATGTGTTACATATAAGAGTAAATAGTGTGTATAACAAAGATCGTTTATTTATTTACGGAAATTTCGGTGATAAAATTCAACTGAAATAGAAATTTAAAATTACCCTGTCTGAATTGCATATTACAAAAAAATCTTTGCCTGTGTTGCCCCTGCTCTTTTTTTTGCTGAAACTGTAAGAAATTCTTCAAAAAAGTGTATAAAATTGAATGTCATTTTTTGGATTTACTCAGTAGCATCAAAAAACAGCAAGTAGCAGCAGTTTAAGCAAAATGACGACTCTAATAAATGTTATAAGTAAGGTGAAGGTGGAAACATGCCCTGACAATTCAGTTTCCTTCTCTTGGGACATTGACGACAAGTATGTAAATGATATAATGTCTAAAGATTTCACAAACAGGTGGATTAAATCAAATAAGAAGTCTTGCATGTGGGTTAAAAAAGTAATGGAAGTTGCAGATTGGCAATTGGGTGAAACATTGGGTATATTAACAATTTCACACGAAAAAGGTTGCACTCGCGCTTACTATTATAAAAAGGATGATCAACGTTTTAAAGATTGTAATATAACAGTCGATGGGGAGGGGTTCATATATATGAGCACAGAACAAATGTACTCACATCGTCCTCACGCGTATTGTTATCCCTGCACTTGGCAATATGAACATGTTAATAATAAAGTAAATATACAACCACATTGTGCGTATAACGAACGTCTTCACAAAGAGATATGCGACGTTATAGAAGTGCGACTTCGAAGACAATACAAAGACCTGCAAAAAAATAAAAATTTGAAGTTACCTTGAATACCTGCCTAAATTGCATATTACAAAAAAAATCCCTGCTCTTTTTTGTTGCGTCTGCAGTAAGTTAATAAAAAGAGTCATCTTTTTTATTAACCTAGTAGGTTTGTATCACGGTGAGATGATTCACTGGAATATACAAATGAGGTTTCTCGTCCCAATCTAATCCTAATCTGCTAAAGTTCTCTGTGGTATAGTTTTTGAATTGCTCTTTGTCATACTGAATGTATGCAAGGCAATCTTTAAAGTTAAATAGCAGTTTCAAGTCTTTTCCACATTCTTCTACTTTGTTTTTAGTAATCATTGTAGTTGGGTAATAATCTTTTGTATTTGTTCTTGACTTCAATTCGTAATTTGTATCGTCGTCAAAGAAATCGTATTTAGCAAACTGATCTTGATTACTTGAAATATTTTTTCCAAAGTATTTCTGAATGATCGGTAGGACTACTTCTTCCTTCTTTTTTCCATATGAATATGATTGTTTCCAATGAACCATCTATAGTATCCATACATTTTTATTTTTCCTAAATGCAACGAATAATAATCTAAATGTATTGTAAATGAATGCAATTGAAAAGCGTATCCAAACACCAATGTCAAATGAAGATTTAGAAAAGTATTTAGCAGTCAAACCTGAAGACATTATCAAGTATAGTGAATTGTCCAACTACCAAACCATTCAGCAACTTCTACCTAAAGAAGATGATTTCAGAATTATTCTCATCGAAGAAAAACAAAACTTTGGTCACTTTGTTTCCGTCCAGCGTCAGGGTAAAGTCATCACTTACTTTAATTCGTATGGTGCAAAGTGGGATACAGACTGGCGGTTTATACCTCGTCTTGTTCGTATCATTTTAGGTCAAAATACCAATGATTTAACACGCTTGTTTAAACAAGCAGAAAAAGATGGATTTAAAGTTGAGTACAACAAGAAGCGTCTTCAAAAACTTTCTCCAAAGATAATGACATGCGGACGCTGGGTAGTTTTTTGGCGACACTTTTCACAAATGGGTTACACCCTATCTCAGTTTCAAAAGAAAATAGAAGAACTTCGTGACGAGAACACGGTTAAAGGCGTAAGACCCACGGGCGATTATATTGTCGCCAAATATGTAAAGTAAATCCAGTATTACTTTAATCATCGCACATTTTTAATGTACAGTTATTGTATAGATGTCTGTGAATAACAGTTTAGGATATAATGGTTTCCCTTTGCCTGTAGGCACGATTTTACCAACTGTTTTGAGTGACCCTGCTAATAATATTCCTTCTGCTTGGTTATATTGTGGCGGTCAAGAACTTTCCAAAGCAGATTACGCAGAACTTTATCAAGCAATCAACGACAATTTTAATCTCTCCACAACAGCAAGTGATAAATTCTGCTTACCCGATCTATCTACTCCTGACAATTACATACTTCCGCACGACAAAACAGAAGCAGGAGGAGATGGCGGTGTAGTTCCCGCTTCCATTCAAACAGATTCTGATATTACCATTCCTGCAAACGCTATTCCATCTTTGACTGATGCAAACTTTACCAAAGATTACGCAACACTACAAGTAGGTTTCGCACGTGGCGTATCTTTTAATGTAAGAGGCGATTACGCCGACAGCACCTATTACGCAAATAGCACTAGCAGTGCTTCCCCTGATATTGTAAAACTAAACAGCAGCACAGAAAACGCAGCAACTTTTACTTTAGTGTCCGCAGATTACAAGTTTAAGAACGACAACCAGCAAACCATTACCGATATCACAACCGACAGCACACACGGCATACAATACGGTGGAATAAAGGTCTGCTACATTATTAAAGTAAGTTCTAATTTGTATGATCCCACAGGAAACTTTAGAAAAAGTTGGGCAAATAATAGACTTGAAGCACAAGCAAACGCACAAGCACAAGCAGACGAAGCAGCGGCATACGCCATTCAAACTAACGATCGCAACCAACAAGCAGACCAAATTGCACAAGAACAAAAATTAGCACTTGACGCAGGAGGACAAGGTGGAGGCACTGAAGTTCCATACGATGACGTTCCAAACTTAAGCGGTTTCGTAATACCACCTAACCCACCAATTTAGCACCTTGCATCTTATATTTTATCTGTTGTTATTTTATAAGATGTCTAACTTAAATGCTTTTGTTGGAAACAATAATGTTTGCCCGATAGGCACAATGATATA